TCTTGAGCAGCTTGGCGTCGTGCTTTCTTCAACCAATCTCTGGCAAGTGTGTGCGACTTTGATAGTTTCTCTGCCCAAATCATATCATCTAATTTTACTTCCTCTCCATTTGCAATGCATTTACAGATAAATTCCAGTCGTAGTCTGTATTTGGTAGAAAGCATAAGTTACTCTCGGATTCTAAGTTCTAAATCTTCTAATTTAAGATACTCTTTATGCGCCGTTTCTTGACGCTCACAAATAATATTGACGATATCTTTCACAATAATATCGTTTTCAACATAATCATCAACATACTTATCGATGGCTTCTTTTAAGTATCTATACCTGTGCCACTCAGGTGAGTAAGGTTTATACATGATATTGATAATACATGGTTAAAGCATAATACTATTTACTTATAATGTCAAATGAGTGGGTTACCATTCTTATCAACCAGTCCCAACCTTTTAATTTGAGATAGATTAGACTTCTCACTCCTCTTCATTTTTTTATACTCTTTGATAATTTTATCAATTTCTCTCTGAGAGACTTTAACTTTCAATTCTTTATCATCATCAGAAGAAACAAATCCGAGACCTGTCTTCTTTGTTTCTTCTACAGATTCAACATAATCATTTATGCTTTCTTGAATTTCGTCTCGGATCAGAGAGTCGATTTGTTCTCTAAGATCTTCCTCGTTCATTTTCTTTTCTTTTCTTTCTTTGGTTTTTGTCCCCAGAGTTTAGGGTTAACTGTCCCATATCCAAAATCAATTTTTTGAACTGAACCTTTTCCATATCGATCATAATACATATCAAACATCTTTGATACTTTACCACAACGGGTAAGATCGATACATTGCTTTCCGTCAACGATATACCAGATTAGTCTGGCATCTGTTGGAAATGTCTTATCGTTTGCTACTTCTATGGTTGTTTTTTCCAACAGAATTTGACACTCATAATCAGATGGATTGATTTGGTTTTCCTCTGATCCATACTCTGCCATTTCTTTTTCCTGTTGTTCTACAGCAACTGTCATGAGCGGCCACCCCACTGGATATCTGAGTATGCTTCCGCAACTACATCATATGTTAATTTATATTTAGTTTGTAAGCACTTATCTTTCACCAGACAGAGGATCTTTGCCTCTTCGGGATGAAGACCCTCAAGCATCTGAATGAACATTGTCTCTCTGCGGAGAGATGATAGTCCATCATTTCCGCCCTTCACAAAGTTGTAAAGGTGTCGGTATTCACGACGCAGTGAAGTATGGTCAGTCCCAACAGGAACTTCATTTGGATTATATGGAACTTCTCCAGGAGGAATCATAGAGACAACAGTGTCATCAAAGTTCCAGATAAAGAGAGTTTTTAAGGAGAGATCCTCATATTTTTTGAGTACCTCAACCTTCTTTGCTCTTGAACGTTGCTTACTTACAAGTTCAAGAATCTCATGCACAAAAGGATTAGGTGGAAGTTCTTGTTTAGTCTTAGTCTTCATCGTGGTCTTCGTCGAGCTCATAATCGTTTTCAAATCGTACTGCTAAAATTTCATCGGGGAGGACATTACCATTCTCGTCAAACATCTCTGGGTGAGTCCAAACGGGTTGAGTTTGATATACATGCTCCTTTGCTAACCATCCTACCATACCTCCAACAAAAAACATAATTATGGAAACTAATGTTCCAATCGTGAGGGTTACTGCTAACATCTTCTGTGCCTCCAGAGACTATTTCTTCCTGATATCCAGATAGAAATTCAGATGCAATACAATCTCTCTTCGGAAGAGAGATACCATCTTACCGAACTTTACCTGAAAAGTTTTGGGCGGGTCTGGCTCCTTCCTCCTATTACGTAGTAATAATTCAAACCCACGATTAATGTGGGTAGTCTCATTATTTAGATTGCTTTTTTCGTCGCCCAGGTCGTCGGTCATTACTGTACCTCCGCGCATCTTCTAAGATGCTATACAAATAAGTTTTGATTTTTCGTGCCTGAGGTTTAGGGATATGCCCATAGCCCTCACGCAATTGTTTGTGGTCATTATCTGTACCACCTTTCAGATACTCCTCAAGTTCTAATATAAGATCACTAAGTTCTACGGCAGTGGTGCTCTCAATAAAAGCATCTATCTCATGCTTTTTAATCTTTGTTGTTTTTAGATAGTCATAAAATTTTAAATTCATTCGACCATCAAAAGCATAATCAATAGCATGTTCAATCATATCATAGATGTCGATGAGGTTTTGTTCCATTAGACCAGTTTTTGTTCTCTTAGATACTTAACAGTTTCAGTACATCCACCAATTATTGTATCATCTTTAATAACTCTTGGAAAGGTAGATCCTGCTCCAAATTTATCATAGAATTCGTTACGGGTGAAGTCTCTGTTAAGTTTATATATCACATGCTTGATTTCTGCAAGTTCTAATACCTGCTGAACTTTGGTGCAATAAGGACATCCGTCCTTTGAATATACTGTAAATGTCATTGTTGTACCTGTTTCCAATCGTTATCAAAAATTTCCAGACCTTTGTCTGTGAGAATGTGATCATACATTTGATCAAATACCTTAGGTGGCATAGTGCAGATCTCAGCACCATTATACCATGAACGGATAGCTCTTTGCACGTTACGGATAGATGCTGAAAGAACCTGAGTCCTAATACCATGAATACGATACAATTCAGAGATCGATCTAACAACCTCCAGACCTGCTACTGACTGGTCGTCTAAGCGTCCTACAAAGGGAGAAACATATGTTGCCCCTGCCTTTGCTGATAAGACTGCCTGAGCAGCGCAGAAGATCAATGTAACATTGACTTTGATTCCTTGCTCAGAGAGTCGTTTACAGACAATTAAACCTTCGCGTGTGCAAGGAACTTTTACTGTGCAGACATCACCAAACTTTTTGTACAGACGAATTCCTTCATCATACATCTCAAGGTCAGATCCGATAACCTCCATGCTTATATCTTGTACCCCAATGTCTTTGATCTTCTGATAGACATCTTCTGGATTTTTGCCACTCTTCATAATGAGAGTAGGATTGGTTGTGACACCATCAACCAATCCTGTTGAGAAATATTTTTCGATTACCTCGGTGTCTGCTGTGTCAAGAAAGATTTTCATTAATGGGCGAATTACTACGCCCATTATATATCAGGAATCCTCGTCTTTGTAAAGACCCTCAAGTCTCTCTCTTGTCAAATCAACATACATCAACTCTTCACCTGCCTCAGGTGCCTCAGGATGTTTTGGTTTGGGAGGAGTCCTCATCTCTATGTTAATAGATTGAATGTTAGCCCACATCATAGCAAATGCACCACCGCCAATGGCAGCGAAGCAGACGAAGTAAAAGATGACTTCAAAGTTATTCATGCTTCCTGTAGAGATTGAACTGTGTTATGAAGTTCTCCAACATCGCGGAGACCTTCTACTGAGAACCATGGGGCATTCGCCCAACTGAATCCTTCACCCATTGTGCTATCGGGTGCTGTGATGTACCAATGACATGCTGTGTCTGGTACATCCACTGCACACTTAGACCAATCGTCACTCCACTGTGGGACTTGTACCCACATTAGAGCAGCAAACATAAAAGTGAATAGAGATTTAATCATTTGTGAGTCTCCGTTTTATGAGATGGTCTATTGAGAAATTACCAGGACCACTGAGAACGATACATGCTGCACCTCCCCAGTAAAGAACTAAGAGTTCTAACAGGTAGATATTGAATCCACCTGTCATAACAGCATGATAGATTGCAAAAGACATAGTGCCTAAGATTGCCAAGGCACCCAGACGAGTGCCAAGTCCAAAGATAATCATCCAACTTCCTACAATCTCAGAGAATGCTGCGATGTAGGAGAAGAAGATTGGAAATGGAAGATGTAATGGTCTTACAAATGCATCTGCAAAGTTTTCAATATTATCAAGTTTCTCATATCCATGATGGATAAGCATGATGCCTACCGATAAACGAAGTAATAAGAAACCCAATGACTTGATCACAATGCGTTACCTCTTGGTAGAACTTCTTCTGGGAATACAAACGATTCATGTGGTTGATCAACTGGTGCCAACCATGCACGTAGTCCTTCATTCAATAGGATGTTCTTAGTGTAGAACGTCTCGAACTCAGGATCTTCTGCTGCTCTGATCTCTTGACTCACGAAATCGTAAGCACGAAGATTGAGAGCAAGACCAATAATGCCAATACTGGATGTCCATAGACCCATAACAGGCACAAACAA